TCCAGCTACTGCTATGGTGACAGGCGATTACGGTTGGTTCAGTAAAGCTTCAGTTTAATAGTTAAGACTCTCATCCCTTCGGGGATGGGTTTCTAGGTAGTTCTTATTTTGAGAGTTACCTACAAACCCCAAACCACTTTGGAGAACTAAATGGCTATTGATACAGATTTAAACAACCCCGATTCAAGACTAGCAGTAAAATTTTATAGTAGAGAGATGGACAACGAGTTTCAAAGCTTGGCAGAAGGCAGACCGATTAAGTTTATGGCTGACTTTGTTAGGATTGAAGTTCCTGGTGATCGCTTAACTATTATTGATACCTTTGCAAAGGATGAAGACAAAAGACGCTTCCCTGTTCAATGGGCAATGTATCAGAACGAAAAGTCTGACGGTGGTGACCAAATTCAAGGCACTCTATTAAAAGATTGGCCTATCTTAAATGCAGCTCAAGCAAGCGAACTCAAGCACTTTAAGTTCTATACCGTAGAACAAGTAGCAACGGCTTCAGATGAGCAGATTGGCTCTATTGGTATGATGGTAGGCATGAGTCCTCTATCCTTCCGTGATAAAGCTAAAGCGTTCCTAGCTAACGCTAAAGATTCAGCAGTCGTACAACAACAAGCAGAAGCCTTACGTCAGCGTGATGACGAGATTGCTGCCATGAAACGTCAGCTAGAAGAACTTGCTGCACAAATAAAACCAAAGGCAACCAAGGCTAAGGCTGAGGAAGCGGCTTAACAAGGAAAAATAATGGCGACTCTTTTACAACTCGTACAACAGGCCACAGGTGAAATGGGCTTGGCTGTACCTACACAGGTAGCAGGTAATACTTCTACCGATGTTATTCAATTAAACTATTTAATTAATGCAGCAGGGTATGAGTTGTCAAGAGAGTTTCCATGGGAAGCCTTAAACCGTGAGTATCGGTTCTACACACAGTATCAACAATCTAATGGCGTAGTGACTGCTAATTCAGCAACTATCACAGGTGTAGATGCAGCCGTAGTAACAGCAATAAACGCTGCCACAGCAACCAATTGGATGATTACAGGTACAGGTATCAACCAAGATACTTATATTGTTACGGCAACAGGAACTACGGTTACTGTGTCACAATTACCAACGGCTTCAGGTACAGTTGAACTTACCTTTGGTCAAACTAAATATCCGCTTCCTAGCGACTATGACAGACAAACTGACCGCACACATTACGATAAGTCTAAGCGCTGGGAAATGCTAGGTCCTGAAACCCCACAACAATGGCAATTCTTGAAGTCTAGCTATATCTCTACTGGCCCTCGTATGCGTTATCGTATCATGGGTGGTGAGTTTCAAATATGGCCTATTATCTCTACTAATGAGTATCTAGGCTACGAATATATCTCTAACGCATGGGCTGATAGCGCTGCTGGCGTTCCTCAGACAAGCTTTGTACTAGATACCGACACTTGCATATTCCCTGACCGTTTAATGGTGCTTGCCTTAAAGAAAAAATACTTTGAGGTGAAGGGCTTTGACTCAAGTTCATACCAGCGTGACTACGATATGGAATTGAATATCTCTAAGGCAAACGATCAAGGTTCTGCTACACTATCCTTTGCGCCAAGAGCCGCTAACGTGTTAATTGGATACGAAAATATACCTGACGCAAACTACGGAGGCTAGTAATGGCACAAGCAAAAAGAGCCGTATCACAGCCAGTTAGCTTACCAGCGCCTACAGGTGGTTGGAACGCAAGAGATTCATTGACAGGAATGTCACCACTAGATGCAGTTACCTTAACCAATTGGTATCCTGCTACAACAGAATGTCAGCTTCGCAAGGGCTATGCTCAATGGGCTACAGGCATATCAGGCCAAGTACAAACTGTCATGGCTTACTCAGGTGGTAGTACAGACAAGCTATTCGCTATCAATGCAAGCGGTTCAGTTTATGACGTAACTGCAACAGGTGCAGTTGGCGCTGCTGTATTATCAGGATTATCTAACGGCAAGTGGGGATACCTAAATATCGCTACTGCTGGTGGCAACTTCTTATCTATGGCGAATGGGGTAGATGCCCCTCGCAATTATAACGGTACAACATGGTCTACACCTGCGATAACAGGTGTTACAGCCACGACATTGCGTGACCCTATACTCTATGCTCAAAGACAGTTTTTTATTGGCGATAACACGCTTAAGGCATGGTATTTGCCTGTAAATTCTATTGCTGGCGCTGCTAACGCAATTGATATTTCTGCCCTTGCAACTAAAGGCGGTTATATCATGGCTCACGGTAATTGGACAATTGATGCTGGTAATGGCGTAAACGATCACTATGTATTAGTGACTAGCCGTGGTCAAGTCGTTGTATATCAAGGTTCAGACCCTTCTCTCGCTGCTACATGGTCTATGGTAGGTGTATGGGACTTAGGTGCGCCTGTAGGTCATAGATGTATGTTTAAGTGGGCTGGTGATATGCTTATCATTACACAAGACGGTGTAGTGCCTATGTCTGCCGCCTTGCAATCTTCTCGTGTTAACCCTAAAGTGGCTTTAACTGACAAGATTCAGTACGCTATTTCAGATTCAGTCAGCAACTATGCTTCTAACTTTGGTTGGCAATTAGTATATGTAGCAACAATTAACCAACTATGGCTTAACGTACCGATTCAAATAGGTACAAACCAACAACAATATGTCATGAATACGATTAACGGTTCATGGTGTAACTACACAGGCTGGAACGCTAACTGTTGGGAAATCTTCCAAGATGAACCTTATTTTGGTGGTAATGGTTATGTAGGCCGTGCCTGGTATACTAACGCTGACGCAGGGTCAAATATTCAAGCCTTTGGTTTGCAAGCATTTAACAACTTTAATAACGCTGGTACATTAAAACGGTTTACTATGAGCCGTCCTATGTTCAGAACTAACGGCAATCCTTCTATCTATGCTGGCATTAACATTGACTTTAACATTAACGACTCTACAGCCCCTTTAACCTTCTCACCTCCTAGCTTTGGAACATGGGATAGCTCGTTATGGGACGCTGCAACATGGGGTGGTGACTTATCTATCTTGCAATATTGGCAAGGTCTAAATGGTGTTGGTTATTATGGCGCACCTACCGTCAAGGTAGCTTCAAATACACTTGATGTACGTTGGGTATCTACTGACATAGTCATAGAAGGTGGAGCGATACTTTGATTGTTCAAGGCGAATACGTTGCTCGTTGGGTTATGGCAACAATTGGTGCTTATACAGAAGGCATGACTGCTTTAGGTTGGGAAGTAGACGGAATAATTGTAGCTGGCACAGCCTTTGAGAATTACAACGGTAATAATATGTTTGGTCACCAACGCATAGACTCACCACCTACGAGAGAATATTGGTTTTCAGTAGCTAACTATATTTTTAACCAATGCAAGGTTAAACGCTTCACGGCTACCGTTGAAGCTGATAACTATAAAGCAATAAAGCTTAATCATAAGATTGGGTTTGTAATAGAAACAACTTTAAAAGATGCAGGTCGTAATGGCGATTTGCTTATTATGACTTTGTGGCCTGAAAACTGCAAAATGCTTAACTGGAGTCGATAAATGTTCAATAGTAAATTTGTAGGTGTACTTAAGCACCCTGGATACAATGGTAAGTCTGATGCACCTCCTGCTCCTGATTATACTGCTGCTGCTAATGCTACGGCTGCTGGCAACCTTGAAGCTGCAAAATATACTACGCAAGCTAACCGCGTTAATCAAGTAACACCTTATGGCAACTTGACTTATACGCAAGGTGGTGGTGGATTAAATCAGCAAGCTTACGATCAAGCCATGCAAAATTATCAGCAACAATTAGCTGCTTATAATAAAGCACCAAAAACTAATGGAAATGGATTGGGACTTAATGGATTATTTGGAGGGGCACTTGGTGGGCCAGGAAGTAATCAAATGACAGCCCCTGTAGTTCCTAACATTAAAGACTATACCTCTGACAATAATCAATGGACTGCTACACAAACATTAACTCCTGCTCAACAAAAGATATTAGAGCAAAATCAAGGTTTATCTTCAGGTCTTTTAGGTGCAGCACAAAAAGGTTTAAATTACGCTCAAGGCGTTATTGAAAAGCCTGGCGTTGACCAATCACAATTAGCACAAGTAGGTATTAATCCTGGTGAAAACTATTCTGACGCTATTATGCGTAGACTTGCTCCTCAAATTCAACAAGAATCACAAGCTTCTGACGCTCAATTAGCTAACCAAGGTATTGCTCCAGGAACTGAAGCTTATGCTAACGCTAAACGTCAATTGGCTCAAAGTCAAAACGATCGTCAAGTGGCAGCAATTACAGGCGGCATGAATGTAGGCCTTAATGCCAATCAACAAGGCTTCCAACAATCTGCTTACAATCAAATGCAACCTATTAACGTTATTAATGCGTTACGCACAGGTTCGCAAGTTTCTGCGCCTAGTTATGTAAACCCTGCCGCAATGCCTAGTGTTGCAGGCCCTGATATTTTAGGTGCTACTCAAGCGGGGTATAATGCTCAAATGGGTCAATATAATGCTGACCAAGCGTCTAATCAAGGTTTAATGGGTGGTTTAATGGGATTAGGAAATCTTGGCATACAAGCTTATAAATTATCAGATATAAATGCAAAAGAAAACATTAACGAGATTGGCGCATTAAACAATGGACTTAAAGTTTATTCATACGAATATAAACCTGAGTTTAAAGATATTGCAGGACATGGCTCTCATATTGGTGTTATGGCACAAGAAGTTGAAAAGATTATCCCTGAAGCCGTTACTACAATGTCTAATGGATATAAAGCAGTTAATTACGCAATGTTAGGAGCTTAATATGGCATTTTTTGGTGATAACACTCAAGACGTATCAGGGTTGCCACAAGATGACACAATGATGCAACTTGAACTCAAGCGTAGGCTTGATATGGCTAAAGCTTTGCAACAACAAGAGATGCCTCAAGGTCAAATGGTATCAGGTCATTATGTAGCGCCACATTGGACTCAACAATTAGCTGCATTAGGTAATCAAATTGTAGGTAGAAAGCAAGAAGAAAACGCCATGAAACAGTATGGTGATTATCAAACTGCTAAGTCTGCTAAACTTGGCGCATTGCTTGATCAACTTAACAAAGGCAAGCAAGTAGAGTCTCCTGTAGATTATCAAGACGCTGGCGGTATGCCTGGCGTTACACAAACTACACAACAACCATTTAATCAACAAGAATACATGGCTAAGATAGGTGCTGTAATGCCTGAAATGTTGCCTAAAATGCTTGAAACCAACTTTGCACAACGCTTTAAAGAAAATACACCAATTAAAGGTTCTGCTGGTGATGTATTTTTTGATCCTGTTACACATCAACCAATAATGTCAGTACCTGCTAAAGAAGAAGCTTTAAAATCAAATTATGCTAATGTTCAACAAGACCCACAAACAGGCAAATTTTTTGGTGTAAACATTAAAACAAACCAAGTAGAACAAATCCCTGGCGCTGCAATGAGTCCTAAGCCTGCTATGACACCTTACGAAAAAGAATCTTTAGGATTAAGACGTCAAGAATTAAACACTAAACATACTGTAGATCAAGGGTCTGTAGATGCTACAGCCTCTATGATTGCTAATGGACAAGTTGCACCATTATCAGGTTTTGCTATGAAAACTGATTGGGGCCAACAAGTAATGAAACGTGTAAATGATTTAAACCCTCAATTTAGTGGCGCTACTTTTGGCAATGTAAAACAAGCCGAACAGAAATTTAACGTAGGTAAGCAAGGTGATACAGTACGATCATTAAACGTAGCGTCAAGCCATTTAGATACGCTTGGAACGCTTGCTGATGCACTTAATACAGGCAATATTCAAGCAGTTAATAAAGCAGCTAATATTTGGAAAACTCAAACAGGTAGTGCAGCTCCTACTAACTTTGAAGGCGCTAAAAAGATTGTTGCTGATGAAGTTGTTAAAGCCGTTGTTGGCTCTGGTGGTGGTGTTGCAGATCGTGAAGAAGCCGCAAGATCAATTCAAGCTGCAAATAGTCCAGCTCAATTGCGTGGTGTAATTAATACTTACAAAGATTTAATGCACGGCCAATTAAATGGATTGCGTCAGCAATATGAACAATCTACTGGAAAAACAGATTTTGAAAGATTTTTATCTCCACAAATAAAAACTCAAAATGCACCAAGCGCAACACGCTCTGCTGCTGATGCAATTTTAGGAAAATAACATGGCTAATGCAGATGATTACGCACAATGGATTGTAGCAAATGAATCTAAAAAAGGTACGCCTGAATTTAATACTGTAGCTCAAGCATATCATGAAGCTAAAGCAGAAGAAGCGGGCGGAATAAACTATCCTCAATTAAATGCTCAACAAACTAAAGATATAGCATTGCGTTCAAAATTACAAAGTGAACCGTGGCTTCAGCGCAATCTTGAAGGAGCTATGACTGGGCCTTCTAATTTAGCAGAAGGTGTTAAACAAGGCATATATGAATTAACTCATGCTAAAAACCCATTAAATGTAGCTATGCAAGGTGTCCCGCAACAAGGATATGACACATCTAAAATACATCAAAATCGTGTAATTGCTAGTGAAGCTCCTGTAGGCGCTATTGCAGGAAATGTTGCCACTTATGCTCCTTTAGCCTTTGCTCCAGGCGCTCAATCTGTTGCAGGTGGCCTTGGCTATGGTGCTTTAGCTGGTATGTTACAACCAACTACAGAAGGCGAAAGTCGTGCCAAAAATGCAATTGAAAGTGGAATGTTAGGAGGAACTGTTCCTGTAGCTTCTGCTGTAAAAAATAAACTTGCTGGCGCATTAATGAATAAAGCAGAAGATTTAGTTTATAGCGCATTAAAGCCAATTCAATCAGCATATAAATCAGGTGCAGCAAAAGATGCTGTAGATACAATTTTAAACACAAAAGGATTGTATCCAAGCAAAGGCGGGATTGAAAAACTTAATTCAATGATTGGCGATTTAAACGATCAAATTAAAAATAAAATTACTAATTCAACAGAAAAAGTGCAATTACAAGATGTTGTTGATAAATTACATGGGCTTAAAGATAAATTTTTATATCAAGTAAATCCTAATGCTGATTTGGCAGCAATTGATACAGCAGAACAAGAATTTTTAAAACATCAATTATTTCCTCAAGGAACTACAGAAATTCCTGTACAACTTGCTCAAAAAATGAAACAAGCCACTTATCGTTCATTAGGCGATAAAGCTTATGGTGAAATTGGTGGCGCTTCTAGAGAATCTCAAAAGGCTTTAGCTAGAGGATTAAAAGAAGGCATAGCTTCTAAAGTTGCAGATATTAATGAGCTTAATGCAACAGAAGGAAAACTTCTTAACGCACAAGACGTAATTGAACGTGCAGCTAATAGAAATTCAAATAAAGAAATGGGCGGATTGGCTTATTTAATGCACCCTGGTCAAGCTTTAGCTTATTTAATGGATAGAAACCCATCGTCTAAAACTGCTTTAGCAAAAGCCTTATATATGCTTGGCAATAACAAAGTTCCTCCTGGTGTAGTCAAGGGAACTCAAGCTGCAACTTATGCGGCAATACCAGAATTAACACAAGGAGAGTAATAAATGGCACGTAACGGTTCGGGGACATATGTCCTTCCTGCTGGTAATCCCGTCACCACAGGGACTACCATATCTTCAACATGGGCTAACACTACGCTCTCTGACATTGGCTCTGCACTAACAGGCTCTATATCTACTGACGGTCAAACGCTTCCTACAGCTAACTTGCCTATGGGAAACTATGCTCATACAGGCGTAGCTAATGCTACTGTAAGAACACAATACGCTTCAGCAGGTCAAGTACAAGATAGCTCTTTAACTTATTTAGGATCAGTATCAGGGACAGACACTATTACGGCTTCTGCTGCTTTAGGTATGACGGCTTATACTGTGGGACAAGCCTTTAGATTTGTATCAGCAGGTGCTAATACTACGACTGCGGTAACAATTAACATTAACGGTATTGGCGCTAAAAACATTACTAAAAATGGTACTACAGCTTTAGCTATAGGCGATATTCCTAGCGGTGCTGCATTACAAATTGTTTATGATGGCACACAATTTCAAGTCACAGGGATTTCTGGAGTTGCATCATTTAGCGCAGGAACAACAGGATTAACGCCTTCTACTGCTACTAATGGCGCTGTTACTTTAGCAGGAACTCTTGCACCAACTAACGGTGGTACAGGGTTAACCACATTTACTGCTGCAAATAATGCATTATATTCAACAGCGGCAGGAACATTGACAGCAGGTGTATTGCCAGTAGCAGCAGGCGGTACAGGTTCATCTACAGGTGTAAACCTATGGCGAAATAAGATTATTAATGGTGCTATGAATGTATGGCAACGGGGAACTACTTATGCTTTGACTACAACAAGTACATATGGCTCTGCTGATAGATGGGCATTTTATCAACCAACAAGTGCTGCTGGAATTGCTAATAGAATAACATCAGGACTAACTGGGTTTCAGTATGATTTGAAATTAGGTAGAACTGCAAGTTCTGCTCTTACTAATAATATTTATTCTGTGCAAGCATTAGAAACTGCCAATTCAATTGATATGGCAGGGCAATCAGTTACATTAAGTTTTTATGCTAAAGCTGGAGCTAACTATTCAGGAGCTTCTAACGCATTTAATTTTCAAGTATATTCAGGAACTGGAACTGACCAATCAGCAGCCACATTGGGTTCTTGGACAGGAGTTACTAACGTATCAAGTGGTGTTGCTACACTTACTACTTCATATCAAAGATTTACTGTAACGGGAACTGTAGGTTCTACTGCAACGCAAATAGGAATACAATTATTTTACACACCTACAGGTACAGCTGGTGCTGACGATAACGTATACATCACAGGCGTTCAACTAGAAAAAGGTTCTACAGCTACATCATTCGAGTATCGCCCGTATGGAACTGAATTAGCATTGTGTCAGAGGTACTATTATCGAACTTTAAATATAGCAACAGGAAAGCCATTATCTAATGGTGCATGGGTCAACGTTGCTACAGTCATGTATGGGATTTTAAGGTTTCCTGTAACCATGCGAATTATTCCAACTTCTTTAGACCAATCAGGCACGGCTACAGATTATATAGCTTATGTGGGGTCAACTTCTACTGTTTGTAGTGCAGTTCCTGTTCTTACTGGGTTTGAAACAGCTAATGAATCATTTACGCAATTTACTGTTGCTTCAGGATTAACTGCTGGACAATCTGGTTATTTAAGAGCAGCAACAGCTAATGGATACTTAGGATGGAGTGCTGAACTATGATATATAAATATATTACTACTAACGTTGTAGCTAAAATTGATGATGACGGTATTAGCCGTATGTCATGCTCAATTGAAAATGAAGAGTTTAAGGCGTGGCTTGCAGAAGGCAATACACCCGACCCTGCTGACGTTCCTCCTATAGTTATCCCTACAGAAGTATCTATGCGCCAAGCACGTTTAGCCTTATTCCAACAAGGCAAGCTATCCCTCATTCAGCCATTGATTGATGCGATGACAGACCCACAAAAGACGGCTACTCAAATCTCATGGGATTATGCAACTATCGTCAAGCGTGATGATGACTTGGTAGAAGCGTTATCTGCTCAACTAGGATTGACAGATGCTGACTTAGACGCACTATTTACACTAGCGAGTACGCTATGAAGGTATACGAATCGTTTAACCATTGGTATGACGGTATTCTTAACTCATGGCCTTTCCTTATTGATAGCGAGAGCGTTCATACGACTGCAATCGCATGGGGCTTTACAGAGAACGGCAATTGGAACTTTCTACCACGTTTAGTCAAAGATAATTGGCAATACGTCAATGCTATATTCTCTGTACGCTTCGGCTTACCCTTTGCTTGCTTTGTGCAGATACGCTGGTCTAAAACTCGTTTAGTACAGTTTGGTGCTGGTTGGAAGCAGTCAGGTCGTATTGCTGTGCATTTAAGGTTTCAGACAGATGCAAGTGCTGCCGCTGGCTACCATGTAGGGATGCCTAACAACGGTCAGGCTCAAGGCTTTGAGTATGGGGGTCATTAATGAACTTAACTCCTGACGAACAGAAAGAGATTGTGAAAGAAGCAATCTCAGAGTGGCTTAACGAAAAGTATTCAGAGTTTGGCAAGTGGACGCTACACGGCCTAATTGCAACAGCCTTTGGTGCTTTAGCTTACTTCTTAGCGGCTCATGGGTGGTTCAAGTGAACGAGCTAGAAACTCTATTTGAACGCATGGTAGGGCAAAAAATAGATTCAGTAGGTATTGACAACAATGAGTTTGTAATGTATATAGAGGATGGAACGAGAATTATTCTATTTTCTGATGAGGACTTACAACTTTATTATGAGCTACCAGACGCTACCCACTAAGACGCATTTCGTCTTGCCTGACGTACAGGCCAAAGATGGAAATGATTTCTCATTCTTAACCTGCATCGGTAAATATATCGTTGCTAAAAAACCAGATGTAATTATTTGTATAGGGGACTTCGCTGACATGGAGTCCCTTTCTTCTTATGACGTAGGCAAAAAGTCATTTGAGGGTAGAAGCTACAACAAAGATATTCAAGCTGCTCGTGAGGCTATGGATGCGTTATTGATCCCTATCTACGAGTTCAATGCTAAAGCCAAACGCAACAAAGACAAGCAATATCATCCTCGCATGGTTCTGACATTGGGTAACCACGAGGAGCGTATCCTTCGTGCTGTCAATGAAGATCGTAAGCTAGACGGACTTATCTCTATAGATGACCTTCCGTATCAAGATTGGGAAGTGATCCCCTTTCTAGAAGTGATTACGATTGACGGTATTGCTTACTCTCACTATTTTACGTCAGGCGCTATGGGTAGACCGATTGGTTCTGCACAAGCCTTGCTAACTAAAAAGCACATGAGCTGTTTTGCTGGACACCAGCAAGGTAGAC